ACCTGTGATTTTATGTACATAGTGAAAATGATGATAAAAATAATATCTGTCAAACGATATAGATATGAATTTGCAATTATTCTGTATTCATTATTTGCGCGAAAACAAGTAATATCATTGCCGTAAGTAAAGCGTGATTAGGTTACTCCCTTATTTTTGGAGAATTTTCTTTGATTAGCGTTCTTCTTGTTGATGACCACGAACTGGTGCGCGCAGGGATACGACGCATTCTTGAAGACATCAAGGGTATCAAAGTAGCGGATGAGATGCAGTGTGGAGAAGATGCGGTAAAATGGTGCCGTAACCATATTGTTGATATCGTTTTGATGGATATGAATATGCCCGGTATCGGCGGGTTGGAGGCAACTCGTAAAATTTTACGATTTTCCCCAGATACCAAAGTTATCATGTTAACTATCCATACAGAAAATCCGTTACCTGCGAAAGTTATGCAGGCTGGTGCTAGTGGATATCTGAGTAAAGGTGCGGCACCTCAAGATGTGGTTACTGCTATCCGAGCTGTGCATTCAGGGCAACGTTACATTGCTTCTGACATTGCACAACAAATGGCTTTAGGGCAGTTAGAGCCGCCGACGGAAACACCTTTTAGTTGTTTGTCAGAGCGTGAGTTACAAATTATGCTAATGATAACGAAAGGCCAAAAGGTGAATGAGATATCGGAGCAACTTCATCTGAGCCCGAAAACTGTGAACAGCTACCGCTATCGGATGTTTAGCAAGCTTAATATTAGTGGTGACGTTGAATTGACCCATTTGGCTATACGCCACGGTTTGTTTAACGCGGAGACGTTATCTAATAGTGACTGATTGTTTTGATTCTAAAGAGTTCTTAAAAACTGTCACCAGCCAACCTGGTGTTTACCGCATGTATGATAAGGCGGGGACAGTTATTTATGTCGGCAAAGCAAAAGACCTTAAGAAGCGTCTGACAAGCTATTTCCGTGCTCATGTTGCCAGTCGAAAAACGGAAACTTTGGTTAAAAATATTGCGCAAATTGACGTCACTGTCACACATACAGAGACGGAAGCGCTACTGCTTGAGCATAATTACATCAAGCTTTATCAACCTCGTTATAATGTACTATTACGGGATGATAAATCGTATCCACTCATTTTCCTCAGCGCGGACAAACATCCGCGTCTAGCCATTCATCGCGGTGCCAAGCATGAAAAAGGGGAGTATTTCGGACCATTTCCCAATTCCTACGCAGTGCGCGAAACTTTAGCATTACTGCAAAAACTCTTTCCTGTAAGGCAATGTGAAAACAGTGTCTATCGCAACCGGTCACGACCTTGCCTACAATATCAAATTGGCCGTTGTTCTGGGCCATGCGTGCCAGGATTAGTGAGTGAAGAGGAGTATCAGCGTCAGGTCGATTATGTTCGTCTGTTCCTATCAGGCAAAGACCAGCAAGTATTGACGCAACTGATTTCTCGCATGGAAGAAGCGAGCCGATCGCTTCACTTTGAAGATGCGGCACGTATCCGTGATCAAATACAGGCTGTACGGCGAGTTACGGAACAACAGTTTGTTTCTGGCGATAGCGAAGATCTCGATGTGATCGGTGTGGCGTTTGATGCCGGATTAGCCTGTGTCCATGTGCTATTTATTCGGCAGGGAAAGGTTCTGGGAAGTCGCAGTTATTTCCCCAAAGTTCCTGCGGGAACGGAATTGAGTGAAGTTGTTCAAACATTTGTCGGGCAGTTTTACCTACAAGGAAGCCAGGTACGTACGCTTCCGGGTGAAATTTTGTTGGATTTCACGCTCGCTGAAAAAGATCTATTGGCATCTTCCCTTTCTGAATTGGCTGGAAGAAAAATCCAGATACAAAGCCGCCCTCGTGGTGATAGAGCTCGTTATCTCAAACTTGCGCGAACCAATGCGTCAACGGCGCTGGTTACTCGTTTGTCCCAGCAATCAACTATCCATCAACGAATGAAAGAATTAGCCAAGATTCTTAACCTTGATGAGATAAATCGTATGGAATGTTTTGATATCAGTCATACGATGGGGGAGCAAACTGTCGCATCTTGTGTGGTTTTTGATGCAAATGGCCCTGTACGTTCAGAATATAGGCGCTACAATATTAGTGGTATCACTCCGGGTGATGATTATGCTGCTATGTCTCAAGTGCTTAAACGCCGATATGGTAAGGCATTAGATGATAAAAAGATCCCGGATGTTATTTTTATTGATGGCGGGAAAGGCCAGTTGTCACAAGCTTTTGACGTTTTTGCTTCACTCAATGTTCCATGGGATAAACAAAAACCTCTATTAGTTGGTGTTGCCAAAGGAAGTGACCGGAAAGCAGGACTTGAAACATTGTTTCTGGCTGCTGAGGGGGAGGGGTTTTCATTGCCACCAGACTCACCCGCGTTACATCTGATTCAACATATTCGTGACGATTCTCATAATCATGCCATAACGGGGCATAGGCAGCGTCGCTCAAAAGTAAAAAATACTAGCGCATTAGAACTAATAGAGGGTGTGGGCCCCAAACGGCGGCAAATATTGCTGAAGTATATGGGGGGACTGCAACCTTTACTTAACGCTAGCGTCGAGGAAATTGCAAAAGTGCCGAGTATTTCACAAGCATTGGCAGAAAAAATCTACAATGCATTGAAACACTGAAGCTAATGTTGCACCATACTCATAATATCCACACCAGCCAGATAGTTATCGTAGCATTATGCAATTGAATATACCGACTTGGCTTACCCTGTTTCGTGTAGTACTCATCCCATTCTTCGTTCTGGCGTTCTATCTGCCATTCGTGTGGGCTCCGATGGTTTGCGCCATCATATTTGTGTTTGCAGCCGCAACCGATTGGTTTGATGGCTTTTTAGCTCGGCGCTGGAAACAGACAACCCGCTTTGGAGCTTTTCTTGATCCAGTAGCAGATAAAGTGATGGTGGCCATTGCGTTGGTCTTGGTTGCTGAACATTACCATGTTTGGTGGATCACTTTGCCAGCAGCAACAATGATTGCTCGTGAGATTATCATTTCTTCCCTCCGTGAATGGATGGCCGAAATTGGTAAACGTAGCAGTGTTGCGGTCTCATGGATTGGTAAAGTCAAAACAACCGCTCAAATGGGCTCATTAGTTGGGCTACTTTGGCGTCCAGATCATAATGTTGAACTGGCGAGTTTTGCTCTCCTCTACATAGCAGCGGTCCTGACATTTTGGTCAATGTTTCAATATTTAAACGCTGCCTGGAAAGATTTGCTCGAACCTTGATCGAAGCGCCGGAAAAAGCAGCAAACGAACGAATTAGTCTGATAATTTTATTGACTCATCGCGTCAGGTAAGTAGAATGCATCGCATCAGACGGCAGCAACGAAATGCCGAAAGATAGCAAAAGAATCAGTAAGTTCTGATGTTGCGGGAATAGCTCAGTTGGTAGAGCACGACCTTGCCAAGGTCGGGGTCGCGAGTTCGAGTCTCGTTTCCCGCTCCAAATTAGTAGGTTGGCTTCAAGCGAACCTAAGTAGTAAGGCAAAGAAAAAAGGCGCGTTGGCAGAGTGGCCATGCTACGGATTGCAAATCCGTCTACCTCGGTTCGACTCCGGGACGCGCCTCCAGTTTTCCAGAGCCCGGGTGGTGAAATCGGTAGACACAAGGGATTTAAAATCCCTCGGCTTATGGCTGTGCGGGTTCAAGTCCCGCCCCGGGCACCATGGAAAATAGTATAAGTAAAACAAAGTAGTATGAGTATGTCGTTAACCGCCGTGAGGCGGTTTTTTTGTTTCTGAGACTTGGTAAGTGGCAGCAGAGTGACTACAAAATGACTACATTGTGTCTACGGCACTTTTCTCACCTTAAAAGCTGCACCCCGCAGCAAGCACGATAAACCGCCAGTTATCCCCAATAAGATACGAATTACACAGAATTTTGATATAAAAAAACCTGCAATTCGCAGGCTTCTTTAATTACATCCACAACACGCCTTGATTCCCTTTAGGGTGGGGCGGTACAGCATTAATTATTCCCGGTTCCATTATCGTTTCAACGATAGTTTCATGGGTCTTAAAGGTTTTACCGCAATTAATATTGGTGCACTGGTGATAGCGTTCTTTCGTTTCGTCACTAAGGTAACGGCTGGATCTCGCGTGTGCTGCAAATTTACAACGTGGGCAATGCATCATATTTACCTCCGAAACTACATATTCAGTAATTATGCTGATCTTATCACCAGTATTCGCATTTGTGAAATAAATATCAATTAGTTGAATATGGTTACTCTAAGGCCTCATAAGTGACATCCGACAACAACACTTCGAGAGACAACTGGGTGGTGTAACCGCTGTTACTCAGGCTGTGCGTCACCTTGCTGATTATCCAGCTCTGTTGGTCTATCACCGATTTAAAACCATTGACCGCGACAGGGGTTTCAGGAAATAAATCAGCGCGGCCCATGGCTAAGGTGATAGAAAACTCCGCAACACCGCGCTGTAACTTCTCCCATTTAGATTGAGCTGCGCGCATAGCGGCTTTTTGCGTGGCGTAAACTGTCGTGATAGCAAAAACGTTATCTTCTGACCCCACCAGATAATCCCCTTGTTTTTCCTCCACCGGCTTTTTCACTGCGTCCGCTTTGGTGCGGGTCGGTTTGGCTTTGGGGTGTTCCAGTGCGCGGAGCTGCTTAAACTTTGGCTTACGCTGCAACTTAACCTTTTTCGGCTTGGCCGGTTTGGGGTCTTTGGTGTGTAACCAACTGGCACTGACACCGGTATACGCGCCCCGGTCAGCAATACTAAAGCTGTGCTGGTCGCCATCTTGCCGGGTGATCGTCATCTGCGGAATGGGTTTCCCGCTGGCAGTAACACCGCTGCCCGGCTTGATAAATAACAATCGCCCAGCTTTGACGGCGGCTACCGCGCCATTCAGTGAAGCTAACCGGGTGATAAATTTGGCGTCAGTCTCTTGGGTCTGGTCGATATGAGAAATAGCGATATCCGCCAGACCGTCAGCCAGCATCGCTTTCAGGTTGTTGCGCTCTGCCACTTGCGCCACCACTTTACCCAGTGTTGTCTCATGATAAGAGACTTCACGCCGGGTATTGAGCGAACCGCGAAAATCCGCACTGCGGGCGCGAATGGTCAACGTATCCGGTGCGCCGTGGTGTTCGACCTCATCTACGGTAAAGTCACCCTTACCAATCAGGGCTGAGCCTTTCCAGCCCAAGAATACCGACAGCACCGCACCCCGCTCCGGCATGGAAAGCTGGCCGTCTGCGTCATCCAGTTCAATATCGAGCTGGTCAGCTTCAAAGCCTCGGTTGTCGGTCAGGCTCAGGGACAACAACCGGGGGCGAATATTCTGCGTGATATCTTTCGCGTTAATATTCAGCATAAAGTCCGGGGCCATGTCCGCGCCAGCCGGTAGCGACATACCGCTTATCATGAGAATAACCCTCCGATTGCCGACTGGGCTTTGCCGGTTATGGCCGTCACCTTACCTAGCAACTCGTCAGCCTGTTGTTGCAGGTCGCCGAACATGGCCGTTAACGACTCATCAACCCGCAACAGATTGAGGGTGAACTCAATGCGCCGGGCGCTGCCATCGGCAAAAAACAGTGCACCGGTCTGGCTCAGGCTTTCAATCACGAACATGCCATAAATCATGCCACTGCCCTCAACCAGAGGCCAAGCCTTGCCTTGGTCAGCCATGGCCTCAAGGGTCAGTAATGACAGGCGGCCACCGGTCAGCTCCGGCAACAACACCCCGGACAAGGTGATTTTTTCGCTATCGATGCCAAGAAACTGCGCGGATGGCCGCAAGCCTACCCGGCTGTTAGTGGGCCAACGATAATCAATATTGCGCCCCATGCTTTGATAAGGCGTGGTCTGGCGCATAAAAACAAATAAACCCAGTGATAACATCATGATTAATCATTCTCCATCTGGCCGCGCTGGCGGGCGCGCTTATCGCGTTCATTTTTGGCAAGCGCATCGGTCATCATTCGCTCGGCATCCTGTCGGCTCATGCCCGGTGGGATAGTTATCTTGATATCGTTAGTGGTGACACTGCTATCAACGATAGTGGTGCCAGCATTCGCAGTCACCGGCTGATAACCGCCATATAACACGCCGCCACTGGGTGAGTATCCGCCCGCGTAAGGGTTATCTTTCGGGACGTTATCGACCAGCCCGGTAGATTTGCTATCAATAACGCCGAGCTTTTCCAGTACCCAATCAATGCCACTGCGCAGAGTGTTCAGCGCATCCATGGGTAGACTGAGTGCCGCCGCCAACCCCTCGCCGAATAACTTGCCTGCGTTGGTCGCCACATCTAAGGTTTCCTGCGTGGCTTTGACCGGTTTAATCAGGTCAGCGAACCAGTTTAAAAGCTGTTTCACCTTGTCACTAAACCAGTTAAACACCGGTTTAAGCGGTTCAAACGCGGCACTGATTGGCCCCATGGCGGCGGTAAAGCCCTCGGCCACGCCAGCAATAAAGGCGCTGATAGGCTCCCAATATTTACGGATAAGCAGGCCACCGGCCACAATGGCTGCCACCACGGCCACTATCGGCCATGTTAGTGCCGTGAGCGCAGCGGCAATGGTTCCGGCCATCAGGGAAAAACCGGTACTCAACAGACCGGCTCCCGCTAACAGCAGGTTAAACCCGGCCATCACCGGCCATGCAATCAGCCCCAACGCACCCAACCCGGCAACCAGTGCCAGCGCCGCGCCAGTAGCGGTGGTAATGGTGCTGACCAGCTCCGGATTTTTCTTGGCCCATGCCGCCACATTGACCAGCCAGTCGGTAGCGGTGACGGTCAGTTTGCGCAGCGCAGAGTCCTGTTTCTCGAATACCTCAATTTCGAGATCTTCCCATGCCGAACTCAGGTTTTTCAGGTCACCGTCAAGGTTATCCATTCTGACCGTGGCGATAGATTGCGCAGTGCCATCGGCATTTTTTAACTTACTTTGCTTCTCTGCCAATTTGCCGTTACCGGCGGCGGCCACCAGTTTCACCGCGCCTTTCATCGCTTCTTCACCGAAGATCACTTTCAGGTATTCGGCTTGCTGTGCGGTGCCTAACTTGTTCTTTTTAAACGAACGGTTAATGTCTTTGAGGATTTTCTCCACCGGCAACATATTGCCTTTGCCGTCGCGGGTTTGGATCCCCAGCTCGCGCAAGGCTTCCGGCGCTTTACCGACCGGAGCCTGTAAGCGGCTAAACACCGCGCTGGTACTGGTGCCCGCCATACTGCCCTTAATACCGTTATCAGCCAGCACCCCGAGTAACGCGGTAGTGTCTTCGATGCTGGCTCCGGCGGCTTCAGCAATCGGAGCGACGTATTTCATCGCCTCGCCCAGCTCTAACAAGTTGGTGTTTGAGCTGGTAAAGCCTTTCGCCATCACGTCCGACACGCGTTTAATCTGGTCTAGCGGCAGGTTAAACGCCGACTGCATGTTGGTGACAATATCCGCCGCCTCGGCAATATCCACACCGGACGCCAGCGACAAGTTAACCGTGGGTTCAGTGGCGGCCAGAATGGCGTCAGCGTCATAGCCGGAACGGGCCAGCGTGTCTTGGGTTCGTGCCACATCAGTCGGCGAAAAGGCGGTGGAACCGCCGATATCCCGCGCCTGTTGACGAATGGCGGCCAGCTTGGCGTCTTTTTTATCCAGCCCCAAAATCGCCTGAGTGCCGGACATCTGACTGTCAAACTCCATACCCGGCGCAATCAGTTTTGCCGCGCCATAAAGCCCGGCGGTTGCCACACCCAAACTGGCGGCGCTGGTATTACGCACCGCACTGGTGGCAGCTTTGCCTTTCTGGTAGCGGCTGCTGATACGGTTGAGTTGTTCCTGTTTCAGGCTCAGGCGTTGCAGCTCTTGGCGCTGGCGGCTCAGGGCAACCGTCGCCTCGGCGGCGCTACTGCGTAACCGGCGCTGTTCACTGCTCAGGTTTTTGGTGGCAATGCCGTCAGCGTTAAGCGCATCGCGCTGGCGCTGCACTGACTGGCGCAGCCCGTTGTATTTGGTTTGCAGTTCAGCCGCCGCGCGCTTGGCTCCCTCCATCAGTCGGGCTTGTTGCGCGGTGGGTTTCTCGGTGTTTTTAAAGGCGATAGCCAGCGCCGCCGCATCTTCTTTGGCTTTTTTCAGCGCCTGCCCGGTGACGGCCAGTTGGCCGCTGGCCTTGCGGAAACCGTCAATCTTCGCCGCCTGCGCATCAAGGGATTTGATGCTGCTTTGCGTGTTGCGAATATCCCCAGTGAGGGATTTACTGGCGGTTTGAATGGCTTTAAACGGGCGGGTGGCTTGGTCTACTGCTTTGAGCAATACCTGTAGCTGTAAGCTCTTACTCATGATTTACGGCTCCACTGCGTAGTAGGGCTTTATGACGCCACCGCACCAGCTCGGTGAGGCTCAAGGCCCAAAGCTCTGACGGCGGCCAGTGAAAAATGGCGGCAATATCCGCCATCAGGTCGTCAACTTCCAGTTTCGGGTCGAGCGTTACGCCCCCTGTTTCGGCGACAAAAAACCAATCACCTTGCCCGCCAGCGCCACTAAATCCGGCAATTCCAAGCGGCTGCATTCTGCGGCGGTCAGTGTCGGTGTGGTGATCCGGGGTAACACCACAATCAGCGCATCCACATCCGAATGAGCGACATCCGAGAGCCGCACCCCGCGCAGCGCCCCGGCATTGGGGCGGTAAACTTCGATTTCAGTAATCAGGGTATCGCCACGCTTTAGCGGGGTTTCCAGTACCACCACATTCTCGTTAACCTCGGCGATGGTTTCAGTTTTAACAGTGAGTTTTTTCATGGTTTTTTCCAATTCAGTCAGGGCCAGCGGGTCAGCACTGGCCGTCAGGGGTTAGCGGCCAATGGCCTTGCGTTGGGCTTCCAGCAGGTCTACGCCGTTAACCATTTCAATCAGGTTAACCACGTCAATCTCAATCACCACCTTGCCGTCAATGGTCAGCTTGTAGTAGGTGCACTGGGTGGACACCTTGGTTTCGGTGTCTTCCCCTTGCTTGGACTCGCCGCCATCAATTTCTTTATGACGGCCACGGATTTCGACTTCTACCGCTGTCACTTCGACGGTATCGTCACGCTGATAAGCACCCGCAAAGCGCAGCGGAACCCCGTCAACTTTAGGCGTCCCCCATTGCTGCAACACCAGTTCGTCGAGGCCGCCCATCGACCACTCCATGGATAGCGCATCGTCATCCAGACCCAAATCAATCGGCGCAACGCCATTCATCCCGCCGCCCCGGTAGTTCTCCAGCTTGCGGGTCAGTTTTGGCAGGGTGATTGAGGACACGATCCCCATGTAATCCCGACCATCGTTAAACAGGTTCATCAATTTCAGCTTACGTGGCAGTGCCATAAGTCAGTTTTCCTTAGCTGTTGACGGCGGCGGCAAAGTTCACCAGATATTTATCGGTGATACGCTGGCGCAGGGTTAAATCTTCCAGTGGTGGCACTGGGGTGTAGTCGTAATCGATAAACAACTTGCCCGCTTTCAGGGTGTCTTTATCGTTAGCGCTGTCGTCATACCAGCAAGCGCCGTCAATAATCAGCCCGGCGGATTTCATTTCGCGGAATTTGGCGTTGATGCTGCCAATCATGTCTTTGACCAGCGTCGGGTGCATCGGGCGGTCAATCGCCCACAACTGCGCCTCGGCCATGGTGTCAGCCAAAATCTGTGCGGTGCGGGTGTAGTTCTCAAAGGCAAATAACGGGTCATCAGAGCAGGTGCGCGAACCCCAAAACTTGAAGCCATCTTTGCGGATTAGCGTTGTTACGCAGGCTTGGTTTAGCAGGTCAGCGTCAGTGCCAACGGTCTGCAAATCCCAGTAGACGCTGGCAGAGATACCGGTCACGCCATTTACGCCGACGTTAGATAAGGTTTTATGCCAGCCGGTATCGGTGTCAATCTTGGCGCGCAGGCCGAGGGCACGTGCAGTGGCATAGGCAATATCAGTGCTGTTGGCGGTGGTGTTCCAGCTCAGGAAGTCCGGCCAAATCAACATCAACTCGCGTTGGCTGAAATTGTCACGGTACAAAATGGCTTCGGAAAGGGTCTTGCAACCGTAGGCGCTGATATAGCCAAAGGCGCGCAACTGCTGGCAGATACTCGCCAGCGCAGTAGACACTTGTTGATTATCCAGCCCCGGCACACCAAGAATGCGCGGGCGAACACCGGTGACAGACTGCGCATCTAACAGCGCTTTCATACCGGTGTAGCGGCCGTTCTCGTCTGCGCCGCCGATAATATTAGACGTGGTTTCGGCTTCATCTTTGCCGGTAGCCACTCGCACCACAATGGTAACCGGGCGCGACTGTTCAGCAATCGCCAGCAATGACGCGGCCAGCGTGCCTTTTTTACCGGCTTTACCGGCAGCGGCGCGCACATCAGTAATCAGTACCGGGGTGTTGAGAGGGAATGCGGTTGCGTCTGCATCGTCGCTGGTGCAGACCATGCCGACAATGGCGGTTGAAATAGTGGAAATAACACGCGTTCCCTCGTTGATTTCTAGGACACGCGCGCCGTGGTGATAATCACTCATGGATTAACTCTCTATTGGTTGAGGGTAGAGAGTATGTTGACGGCTTATTGTGCGAGGGGCATCTGATAGGGGATGTGTGGTAGTTGGTACAACGAAAAGGCCCATAAAATGCAACATGGCGCAGTTTATGGCCGCCAGATTGCGGCCATTGGCTTTATTTCGGTAGTATCGGTTCTGGCAATCCATCTCCCCATAAATGAATCTGTTCATAGAATACAGCCCATTTCGGATTATCAGTGTCTATCTCTCCCTGATGAGGGAAAAACTCGGGGTCTTGTGGCCCAGCCAGATAAGCAATAATTCGTGTTTTCTTTGCATCGGAAAATTGAACAAACATGATTTCCCCTTAAAGGCTATAACCACGGCCTGCAATAATGTAGGTGCCGGGATTTGCGTTAGACATTGAAAAGTAAAGACGCTGACTTTCTATTAATGACAGCGTGCCGGTGGTAATTGCTGTTGCTGTTTGCCCTGTAACGGTTGAAACTGCGCCAAACTGCCCGATACCTGACGGGGATGAACTAATATTCAGCGCCACACCGTTACCCGCGACGGTTTCATTTGCGGTTATAGCAATATCAATTTTCTTGGCATTGGGTGGCGCTACAGTCGAAACACCCAACGCTGTTTGCGTTGTTACCCCCCCTGACACTGAATAAATGTTAGCGGTTGGGATTGCTATGTGCCTATTGGATTGAAAGCCAATTCTGAATAATGATGAGGTTATCCCCCATACCGACACCAGTGCCGAGGCCGTATATCCGGCTGGCATGACACCAACACAAACCTCTGGCGCAACTGTCGATGTGGCATTCACGGCCAGCAGCGCGCTTTCCTGCGTGGTTGGATTATGAATTGCATACAACGCGACAAATCCATTTGCCGGGGCGCTCCCTGTATCCATGCCACCAACACCAGTAATACCCAAATTAACTGATTTATTAAATCCAGCTAATTTGTACTGAAGCCAGCCCAGCCCCGCCTGAACAATCAATTCCTCTGCTGTGAATGTCGCTATTGCTGACGGTGCTGTCACGCTCATTCGGGCATTACGTGCGGTGCCTACTACGCCGGTTAATTGCGCCATCTGCAAATATTGCGAGTGCGGGTTATCTGTTTTTTGGTGGTCATCTAATGCCTTAGCTACATTATCGGCAACTGTTTTGACCGCTTTCGGTGTGGCGGCTAACGCTTCGCTATCGCTGGTTGTGGCACTGCTTAATTTCACAAAGCCTTTTTCGGTCTTGCTGGCATCCGGGTGATTGCGTGATTTCTCATGCTCAATGAGCAGGTTGTCGGCGTACTGCTTAACCTCAATCACTTTATCATCAACATACTTACGCGTTGCCAGTACCCCCGACGGGTCGATTTTTAACGTGACCGCTGCCGTGCTGCTAACAATTAAAATTACCCGAATGGTTTGGGTGCGGCCGCTGCCCTCTTGCATCAGTGGCTTATAGGTTTCGGCGCAGTTGGCAACAGCAATCAAATCACCGTCTTTATCCAGCAAGCCAATTTCACGGATCCACCACCCGCCCTCGGCCTCCGGGATAACCTGCTCCGCAATAATCTGACTGGTGTTAATCGGGTCAATGGACAAGGTATTGAGAGCGGCGCGGCGCTGTTCGTTCACCAGGTGGGTTTGGGCTGGATTGGGTGTTGGCAGGGTTCCACCGCCATCCCCGACCGCCATTTGGGTAATCTCTAAGCGGGTGCCGAGCGCAGTGGCGTTCGCCAGCTTGGCCGCGCCGATGTTGGTCAGTAACGCAAAGAATCTCGCTGTCATGGGTTCACTCTCAGGTCATCAATAATATGAATTGCGGCACTGGCGTAATCCTCGCCGGTCACGGTTATGGTTTCAGGTAAATACGGGTATACGGTCAACTCATCACCGCTGTAACTACCGGCGGCGACATACAGCGGGCCGCTGCTGTCGAGATTGATAGACAGGCCGACTAAGTGGCGGCTGCATGGTTTGGCATCGTCTATCAGCCGCTCAAGCTCTTGATACATTTCTTCGGTAATGCCGGTTTCCAACACCCCAACATCGAGGCGAAAGGTGCCGGGTGTCTCATTGGTCTTCCACCACTCAATCACCTTGATGAGATAGCCCAGCGGCTCAACCACCCGACGAATTGCGCCAATGGTGCCTTTGTGTTTGTGGACGTACTGCGAGGACTTCACCACCTCACGCTTGGTGGCTTCCGGCCATTTCTCATCCCAGCGGTCAACCGACCACGCCCACGCCAGATAAGGCAGCAGGGGTAACGGGCAAGTGTCGGCGTTCCAGAGCTGGCGAATCGGAACCGGGGTATTCTCCAGTTCGGCACAGGCGCGCGCGGCGGCCACTTCCAGCACCGACGAACCAACAGGCAATAAACGGTCAGTCATCAGTTCCCCCAACAGTGATGGCGCTGCCGGTGCAATAGGCCGCTTGGGTTTTATCCAGCACCACATCGGCCAACGGGGCATTAATCACCGCCCGCTGTACCCCCTCAACATGCAGCGCGGCATAGAGTGCCGACAGGCGAATGTCGCGGCCAAGGCGGCGTTGTGCGGTGACAAAGGCGGTCAGTTTTTTCTCGGCCGCAATGCGTACCGGTTCAGCCTCCGGCCCCGGATGCAGATAGAGCACCGCGTCAATCTCATAATTTTCAATGCGGGCGGATTGCACCGTCACCCTGTCAGCCACCGGCCGCGTGTTCTCATCATTCAGCGCGGCCTCAACCACAGACAGCAGTTCGGCTGAGGCTTCGCCGTTGCCCTCACGCGATAACACTGTGACCGTGACACAAGCGGGTGTCGGACTGATTGCCGAGGCATCGGCCACACGGCCGTCAGCACTTTTGGCATGATATTCATACGCACCGGTTGGCCCGGCGACACTCAAGCCCTCAAAGGCTTGCGGGATACGCACCCGGAAATCACTGTCAGATTCCATCACTGCCTCAATGGGCGGAATGGCGGTGGGGTCTGCCGGGGTGATCACCAGCCGCTCAACGTTGTTATTTGCGCCGAGCTGGTCTAAATCACTGCCGACGGCATAAGCCACCATCACCGCGCGGGCCGCATCGTTGACGCGCTGGCGCAATATCACTTCGCGGTAGGCGTTTTCCTGCAACAGCTTGACCAGCGGCTCCGACTCCAACGACAACGTGCGGGCCACGGCTGCGCGCTGTTCTTCCGGGTAAAGAGATATCAGCGTGGCTTTGCGCTCGGCCAGCAGGGTTTCATAATCCAGTTCTTCCACCACAAACGGTGGCGGTAACAGGCTCAGGTCAATGGTTGCCATAGGGTCAGCTCACAGAAAGGGTTAATGAAAGCGGAGCCGCGCCATCAATGCGGGTACCGGTGATATCGACCACCATTTTTCCATCTATGGTGGTTTTAAAAGTGATGCCGGTCAGCTTGACCCTCGGCTCCCAGCGCAAAATGGCACTGTAACTGGCGGCCATGATTTGCAGGCGCAGGGCCGGATTTTGCGGCTGGTCAATCAGCTCTGATAACAGCGAACCATAAGTGCGGCGCATCACCCGCGAACCAACAGGGGTGATAAGAATGTCAGCGATAGACTGGCTGATGTGATCAGCGTCGGTAATGGTTTGCCCAGCGTTGCGGCTCATGCCGAGATAGGTGGCAGTAGTCATTTAATCCCCTCCGTATAATCCCCGCCGCGCAAGACGCCGCCGTGGTCATGGTCATCAACCACCACACCATTGGATGAAAACTTGCCGCCGGAATGGTCAATATTGCCGCTCATCGTGCCGCCTTTCTTCACGTTCAACGTGCCGGTAGTCAGGTTGTTGGTGCATTCCACTTCGGGTGTGTCCAGCAGGATTTTGACCAAGGCGGCACAGGTGATAGTAGGGGCAGTGGCATTTATCGATTCACTGGCATTGATAACCGCCGTTTTGACGCCATCAGCCTGCAACTCGCCGCTCTCAGGTTCATAGTGCAACGTTGCACCGTCAGGAAAGGCGATATACAGGCCATCCGCCGAGGCAGACGGCGGCGGGAAGTCATCAGAGAAAATGCCCGGCAGCACAAAGGCGGTATCCAGTTCGCCACCGAGGGACAATATCAACACCTGCTCACCCTCAGACGGTGCCCACCATGATCGCGATTGACCGGCGCGCAGCGTCAGCCAGTTTAACCAGCCGGTGGTATTGTCCCCTGTCGCCACACGGCACAGGGCTTGGTCGAGATCGACCTCGGCCACCGTACCAATGCGGATCAGGTTGCGCAGCAGGCGCAGAATTTCAGTGAGTTGAGTTTGAGTGTTCATACAGAAAGGATGTCTTATTGATAACTTCAATGAAACATACCTGTGTTGTATGATTGTTCACACAAACAGAACTATCTAATTTAAAAGTAAAATGGAGAGTCACATGAATGAAAATGAATACAATACCGCCTTTGGCGTAGGGTCTAACTCTCAAAAAAGCGTGGAGGAAAATAGCATTTTATTAAATGCATTCAAAGAGGTGGCGGATATTAGAAAGTTTGAAATAGAACTTTACT